ACCTACCATACCCGTTCCAACGCTTAATGATTCTTTATCTAAAGATCCAACATTTCTTGGGTTTTCGTAGTGATCTAATACTTTTTCAGAATAAGGCATATTATGCTGAGAATGATGAACCACATCCACACTTACTTGTGGCGTTTGGATTCTTTATCTCAAATTGTTCTCCCATCAAAGAGGTTTTATATCCAATAACTGCTCCTAACAAATATTGCATACTCATAGCATCTACTAGTAAACTAACTCCATTTTGCTCTATAACAAAGTCATCATCATTTTGGTTTTCATCAAAAGTGAAACCATATTGAAAGCCTGAGCACCCACCTCCAGAAACAAATATCCTTAACTTAAGCTCAGGAGTATTCTCTTCTGCTAGTAGTAATTTAATCTTATCTGCGGCCGATTCTTCTATTGTTATTTGATCCATATTATTCCTAATAATAATTTTACATTAATTGCTGGGTATGTTATTATGACTGTATTGGTTCTTTCAGTTAGTTAATGAATAGTCTTAGGTATATCTACTGTTACTACTGGAAATTCCTCTAATAAATCTTCATCAGATTTAATTCGGTCTCTAAACAGGTTTTGCAGTTTATCAGTTAGCTCTTGGAGCTCCTCGGGATTATATGGAACCGGGTTCTCAGCGTTCGATCCCACAAAATCATCTATAGATCTGTTGTATTCACTCTCATACTTTTGATCCATATTTTTAATGAATATGATTTGGCTTTTCTGAAATGTATACTCATCCTCTGCAGAAAAGTAAGTATATGGAGATAGTACAATCGATTCAGCCATTCCAGAATGTCTAGCAACGCGTCGAACAGCCATAGGGAATAATACTCTAATCTCGTAATCGTCTTCACCAATACAATGAGCAACTAGCTCTTCTGCAGAGATCAGTTTAAATACTATGTACCTATCATTTTGCATTAGATCTGTACCTCATGAACTTTATAATCGAACTTCTCTTCTGAATAGATCTTAACTCGTTCGACAAAATGGTTTAGTGTATGATTCTTTCTTGATTTATACTGCAAGTTATCAGCAATATCATATAGTTTAAGATGAGTCTTACCATCTTTTAATCTTAATCCACGCCCGATAGATTGGAGGTTTCTGATTTTAGATTTGGTAGGAGAAGCAAAGATAATGTTCTCTATACTAGGAATATTTATACCCGTAGAAAATGTAGCGTATGAAGCAACAATAATAGTGTTATCTCCAAGTTCTGTGTTCTTACGTATGTCTTCTCGATCTAGGGTATCTACTCCGCCATGAACAAAGTAAACATTTTTATCGGGGGCCTTGTTTCTAATCATATCGTATAGAATCGCACCATGTTTTTCTACAAACTGGAATAGTACTAAAGTATTACCTTTACTATTAATTGCTAGATTGCGAATGAATCTGTTTCTGTCTTCATTTGCGATAAGGAATTGCATCTCATCGTTATAGTTATGTTCCTTACACGCTTTTTTAACTTCTTCTTTATATTGTAATACTATACAGTTAATATCAATAGGCACCACTCGGCCGGAATCCATTAATTCTTTTGTTGTGGTTACTCGATGGACTGCACCAAATAATCCTTCAAGTGTTAGTTGATTTAGTTTCTTATTGTCTATCGTACCAGTCGTACCTGTTCTATACTTAACATGCTGCATTCTTTCCATAATCGTAACAAGTGATGTTGCTTTAAACTGGTGCGCCTCGTCTCCGATAATAGCATCAAACTGTTGGAACCAGTCTTTTGGTTGTTTGTAGATACTTTGCCATGTAGTAATAAGAACTTCAGTTGTCATTTCTCTAGTAAAACCTGAGTATAATTTTTGACAGTGTTTACCAACGATCCATTTATTATGTGATGAATAATCCTCAAAGTCAGAATACATCTGTTCTACAAGCGTCGTTGTAGGTACCACGATCATGCATTTTCTGCCTTTAAGTAAATGCCATCTAATTAAACAATAGATAATGAATGATTTACCAGAAGCAGTTGGTGATAATAATACTGTTCGATTAGTTACTAGTGCATGATGAATGGCTTGGATCTGATAATCACGAGCTGGAATCGCTTCCCCACGGGCGTGAAGGTTTAATAGTTTAACAAACTCTTCTATATCTTCTATAGCATATTCATTAGTATCCATAACCTTTGGATACTCTTCAGTTTCTCTATGTTCTAATTCGTATGAATTACGTTTACAGAATTCTATTAAGTATGGATATAAACCAGCGTAAAGAGTTTTACGTATCATCGAATACAGTCGAACTTTTCCATCCCAAAGTCTAGCTTTAAACTTAGGTGAGAACCTAGCACCAGGAACTTCATACGTAAAAAAGTTTTCTAGTTCTTGTTCGCATGAAGTATCACCAAAGATTCTGATATGTACTTCTGATATTTTTTCGACTGTTAGTTTCATTACATTCCGGCTAGGAATTGTTTCCATGTGATAGCATTTTTGAGTTGCCAGTCTCGCGCTTTGATTTGATTTAAGATAGACTCAAGTAAATAACCCATAGTCTCGAGATATTCGATTTTACTGTTCAATATTACTAATGTTTCATCGCCTGAGATAAACTCATCCATTTCATTTTTAAGTGGTTTAATACCTTGCCACTGATCCCATCCTGCAGCCTGAAGTTCGTCCTTACTCATTTCACCTCTATAATACCTAAACTTATTCTTACGTAATAGGTTATAGTCAGCGCGAGCTTTAGTTAACTTCAGCTTAACTTGAATCATTAGCTTGATGTATTTAGAATGAAGCAAAGCGGTCTTAGTTGATTCCTCACCTAAATGATTATCGCTTATCTCGCAATCTTTTTCCCACATCTGTTGTATTTCATCAATATTCATAACATACTCACACGATTTAAAATTATATTATATCACAAACTGCAATTATTGTAAACTGTTTTATACGTTCTCTACGAAATTGTAATAGGTGTATCTGAATGTACATGTACCTGTCAGGTATTGTATATCATCAACGTTTGATTCAAACTGCAAGCTACCTATTGATGCTGGATAGAGATCCTTGAATTGTATAGACTGAACTCCAATGTTATTACTACCTAAAATCTCTAGTATTCCGTCTGAGTAGTTGCCTTGTTGAGTACCAAATCTGGTGCCAGTCTGAACTGTATTATCAGTAGAGTTAGCCAAAGCTTGGTATTGAGCGTAATCTTGTGGGAAACCAAGTCCAGTAATCCAGTTATAGATTGCTTTATAGTTTGCCATATTTTCATCAACTAAGAAGTTAACAATTAAAGCGCCAAAATCTAATATCTCTCCAGGAACTATTGATGTGGAAAAAGGTGTACCAATAGGAATCGGATCTAAATTAATATCAGGTATATTAGCTTGCTGACAAAAGAACGTAACACCTGGTAATTTAGTGATATTCAATCTAAACCCAGTAGGGCTTAGTGGATTAAGATTTGGTGGTAAAGGACATCCCATTTGAGCCATGATTAAACCTCTTTAATGATTATATACTATTTATAAGCAAATAAAAAGGGAGCCGAAGCTCCCTCTTTATCTAATGCAGTTCCCTTACGGGTATTATTACATTAAGTTTGTTACTGAAACTTTACGGTAGTAATAGTTCATGTTAGCAGCCAAGTTGTCTTGACCTGTTGAACCAGAACCTGTATCGTCTAAGTTAACAAATGGGTTAGCTACTAGACCGTAACGTGTCTTGAAACCAATTTTTGGTTGGAAGCTGTTAGGATCAACTGCTCTAACCAATTGGAGAGGAACGTAAGGGCAATAGAATAAACCAGCATCAAATGCTGATGTACCTTTGTAACCAACGCAGAAGAACTGTGTAGCACCTTGGTTAGCAGTATATGGATCAACATACACTTTATACTTACCATTGAGAACACCAGCGAAAGTTGTAGATGCTTCGTCAACATTTAATGATGTTGAAAGAGCAGGTGCGTAATCTAATACACCAGCCATAGCTAAAGCTGAAGCTACGTCAGATGAACATAGAATGAAATTACCACGACCTCTACGTGTTTGTTGAGCAATCGCGTTAGCTTCACGTTCGATTTGGAATAAGAGACCTTTAAATTTCTCTACAGACCAACGACCGTTAGAGTCAACGTCTAAGTCGAATGTACCTGCAACTGCTGTACCAACTTGAGCACCTGATTTAGCTGAGTAGTAAACTGTGCGAATAACTTCACGGTTAATTTCAGCAAGGATTTCTGTTGATAAGATGTTGCTTAGTTCGCCTTCAGCATCTAAACCATGAACTGATTTAAGATCTTGAGCTAATTCGATTGAGTACTCAGCTTTAAGAGCACGTGTTTTCGCTGTTACAGATGTTTTCTCGATTGAGAAAGCCATTTGAGCGAAAGAACCGTCTGCTGTTACGCCTGAACCTAATGCTTCACCTTGAGCTGTTGTTAAACCACGGCCGATACCATTGTTTGCTGGATCCCAAGCTGAAGAACCGTTAGCTGTACCATCACCTGCAAAGCCAGTTTGAGCTTCATTGAATAAAGCTTCGTCACCATTTTGTGAAGTATAACGTGATTTCATCGCGAAGATCAAACCAGTTGGTTGTGTCATTGGTTGAACACCAGCGATATCGTAAGCGATCATTTGTGGCATAGCACGACGAACAAGAGCGATAAGAACTGGGTCGAAACCTGATACTGTACCTGTTGAAGCACCAGCACCGCCTAAACCGATACCAGAACCACCTGCGTTAGTTGGGCCTGATTCGAATAAAGCTTCTGCTGATTTTTGCATTTCGCGTTCTTGATTTTCTAAAAGAACAGCGGTAACTTCCTTACGGTAGTTATCTTTAATAGCTGGAAGTGAGTCGTGGTTTAAAACCGGCGCCCATTTTTCCATTAATTGTTGTCTAGTTGACATTTTGTTTTCCTTATTTTAAGTTGTTAAGAACTGACATGTAATTCTTCATCTTAGGATCAGTCACTTTAGTAGTATTACCTTCAGTGATCATTTCCACAGGTGAATCAGTCACTACAGACTCAACAATTGTTGATGTCTTGTTTGTGAAATAATTTTCACGGATTGTCTGAATTTTCTTTTCGAAAGTTTCAGCATCATCAAAAGTTAATTCTTCAGCTAAGCCAAGGAATTTTTCTTTATCAGTTTCTGCTAAACCATCAGCACCAGCATCGATGATAGATTCACGTTGAGCAACATTAATGACTTGCGCCATTTCAACGTTAACTGCAACTGCTTCATCTAACTTAGCTTGTAGGTCTAGTACTGTTTCTTCCATAGAACCTAATACATCAAATTTTTCCTCAGGAATATCGATATAGTGTTCTTCAAATAGGCCTTTTAGACCAGAAACAAAACCTTCTAAGATTTCAGATTTCATACCATTTTCAAGGGCAATTTCATTATTTTCCATCCACTGCTCGACAACGTAGTCGAGGTATCCATCAACTTTTTCAACAAGACCCTCTTGATTCTGAGCAACGGCTTCTTCAAGTCGTGCATCGAATTCTTCTTCTAAACGAGTTACTTCATCTTTTACTCGAGTTAAAATTGCTGCTTCGAAAATTGTAGCTGCTTTTTGTTTGAATTCCTCTGTGAGGTCTTCACCATTAATAAGAGCATCTACATCTTCTTTAACTGAAGTAGCTGTACGGATAGTTTTTTGGTCACCAGCATTAGCGTTAGCTGTAGCTTTATTGGCAACTTTACCTGGACCGCCATGTGCTGCTTCGTCTTCATCTTGTACGTTATTTTCTGCATTATCAGGATTATCGCCTGGATTTGATGCAGGAAT